CAGAAATAATGTTTAACTTTGCAAACATGAATCGGTAAATTGTCGTAAACGATGCCTGCCCGTTGTGGGCAAAATCTCTGAGTGCAGAGTGCCGATGCTATTTTAGTGGAATAAAAAAGAAGCGTTATGCTCGTCTTGTATCTAGAAACCTGAGAAATTTCCAGTACGGCAAGAGATCATGATAGCTTCCACGCAAGGCGTGGAACGTTGTCACTTCTCCCGTACAAGGTTTCTCAGGACCGCTAGATGAAGATGTGGACATACAGTTCCACGCTTCTCACATTAATAGGATGGTCTTCTGTGGGACCGGAAGGCTAAGTTAAATTAAAAAACTATGGATTTTAAAGATTCTATTTTACAATTAGCTGAACGTGTTTCATCCCTGAAGGAATCCATCCAAACGGAAGAGGCCACAAAGAATGCGTTTATCATGCCATTTATTCAGATGCTGGGATATGATGTTTTCAATCCATTGGAGGTAGTTCCTGAAATGGATTGTGATATTGCCAAGAAGAAGGGGGAAAAGATAGACTATGCTATCATGAAGGATGGTGCGCCAATTATGTTGATTGAGTGCAAGCATTGGAAGCAGGACTTAAACTTGCATGACAACCAGTTGAAGCGTTATTACGTTGCCTCCAAAGCAAAATTCGGAGTATTGACGAATGGCATCGTCTATAGATTCTATGCAGACTTAATCAAGGAGAACATCATGGATGACGTACCCTTCTTAGAGATAAATCTGGAGAAAATCCGAGAGGCACAAATAGAGGAAGTTAAGAAGTTCTGTAAGGAGAACTTTGATCTGGACAATATTCTCAGTAGTGCCAACGAGCTGAAGTACATGTCGGAAGTCAAGAAGGTGATACGTTCAGAATTCTCGGAACCATCTCCAGAACTTGTTAAGTTGCTGACGAAGCGTGTCTATGAAGGCATCGTTACGCAGAAGGTTCTTGATCAGTTTACTGATATTGTACTTCGGGCATTGAAGAGTCATATCAACGATGTGATGAGTGAGAAACTCGGAATAGCCATTAAAGCTACAGAAGTTGCGGGTGCTCCTATTCAGACGACTTCGGCTCCGATTGAGCAAAAACAAGAAGAGGAGATGACGAAAGAAGACGAAAAAGCTTCGAAGATAAACACCACTATGGAAGAGATGGAAGGCTATTACATCGTAAAGAGTATTGTATGCGAGGTAATCTCCTCAGAACGAGTTACCTATCGTGACTCTCAATCATACTTTGCAATCTTTGCTGACGATAATAACCGCAGACCCATTTGTCGGTTGCACTTCAACAACACAAACAACAAGCGCATAGGTTTTGTCGATGAGAACAGGAATGAACAGATGGAAACCATAGAGAAGCTGGATGACATTTATAATTTCAAGAAACAGTTGCTTGAGGCAGCAAAACGATATGTTTAAATGGAGTCGGTAAAACGTTTCTTTACGAATGACATTATAATGCTGGTGTTGGTGCTTATCAACACTGGCATTATATTTATTAGTGGTTTTATTCCCGAACAAGGGGGAACACTTCTAATCATAGACAGCCTGTTTACTTTGCTGTTTATGTTTGAGGCAGTGGTTAAGATTCATGTACATGGATTCTCTGGCTACTGGTCTGATGGATGGAACCGTTTTGACTTTATACTTGTCCTGTTAGCTCTACCATCCTGTATTAACGTTTTCGGATATGATTTCCCGGGTACAAGCATACTGTTATCATTGAGAATGATGCGTGCGTTCAAGTCCTTCCGCTTACTGAAATTCATTCCAAATGTTGACAATCTTCTGAACGGCATTAAACTGGCATTCAAAGCTTCGTACATTGTGGTTATCGGCATGATTGTTTTCTTATTAATCTTCAGTATAATAACAACATTCCTCTTCGGAAGCGCAGCACCACATTATTTTGGCAATCCTGCACTCAGTGTGTATTCCATCTTCCGTCTATTCACCATCGAAGGCTGGTATGAGATGCCTGAAGCTATTGCAGCAAATAGTGGAACGGCAATGGCTGTCTTTGCACGAATCTATTTCTCAATTCTTCTTTTCATGGGAGGCATCATCGGCATGAGTCTTGTAAATAGTATTTTTGTGGATGCTATGGCGTCAGACAATAATGACGAGGTTCTTGACAAACTATCTCAACTGGAAAAGAAACTTGACAAACTGAACACAAAAGATATTTGAAGAAAGCCTATAGTTTTCGAATTATTTTTTTTGATAAATTAATAAAAAATCTTACCTTTGCCCCCGGCAGGAGATGAGTGCACAGCGGAACCGACCCGCTGTGTGCACAGATAAAGAGATTGATACCAAAGTGTTCGACCTATACGGACTGACTGAAGAAGAACGTAAAATAGTAATAGGAGAATAAAAGATATGGAAACTCAAATAGTTAGGCTTGATGCGCCTTATAACATCATCTGCAACAGTCAAGGCAATTTTGCCCTGCACATTGCTACACTGATAGTAGTTAAAGAAAGGATAGAAGGTGTGGTTGAGGGTGCTCCCATGCGCGATACTCTCTCTGTAGCCAGCTACCCCGTGGTGGCAGGCTCCTTCAAGTCGGACGGACAAGTGTGGATGGACACAGAACTGGAGGATTGTCTGGTGGTATGTCGCCAAAATGAGTCTGTTTCCCTATACACCCTGAAGAGGGTTATGGAGTACTGTGCCAAGAAGAATGTGTACTTATTCACAGAAAAAACACCTGTTTTTTTTAATTCGGCAATGGTAATGTATAACGTAAAAGTCACATTGCCTACGGATGAGAAGGATAAAACGATTCACAATTATGAAGTGCGTTTAAAGTTTGAAGAGAGTGACGGAGGTCATAGTTGCATGGCTTATTCCGATAATGACAGCTATTTCTATTTCTACGAATACTTTGATAACGAACCTCCGTTTTCCGATTTTGTTCCTACCAATACCGAAGCCATAGAACACCTGGCTAAATTGCGTGATAACTATTTACGATGTTTTCGCTATGAGGGTATGCGCAGCATCTCATTTACTACAGAAGACGAGGAGTACAAGTGGTTTGTTGACAATTTGAACAACACCAAGGTTAATGAATAAGGAATATAGTCCTTTGTCGTATTCCGAGGCTCGTCATTATACTGACATGACCAAGAAAATGCCGCGCGATGAAGTTGAATTCGTGCAGCGCTTGCTTCAGCGGCGTGCGTTGGAAGCAGGTGTCTGCTCTCCTGATGTGTTGGAGGTCATCTCAAGCATTACCGATCGTTTCTTTGAAGAAGACCGTGAAATGCGAAGAAAGGCTATTGAAGAGGATTTGCGTAAGCGCGGCGTTATGGAACAGACGCACATTGATGCTGACGATGACCATATAGTGCTGGCTATCAAATGGACGCTGCCAAAATACCACAGCGACTGGGATTGGGGCGGCATATACCGTATATTGGTAGACTTCTGCGACTTTCCTGTCACAAAGACTGACTTTGTGAGAAGGATGGCAAGAATGGGTATCTATGCGCAAGACAACTATGTAAAGAACCTTGACCATCCCTTACCTCCTGCCATTAGGGGGACAGAATGGCATGAACATCAATTCAGTTATCAAGCAGTGCAGAGGGGCGTTGACCCTTCGTGGCCACCTACCTACTACGCATGGAAGAATAGCGACATTACAACTCGCGATTTTACTGACCGCCTTGATATAGCCACTATCTTTTTGAATAATCTTTTTAAAGCCACAAAAGAAATATAAAATATATGAAAGTGTATTATCGTAATACACTTTCATCGTAAACTATATTATTGCTGTCTTATAATCTTAGGAATACGTAACCACTCCGGTTGCGTGTTTTTTTTTCCTGTACCTTTGCTCATGATTAAGGCGCTCAACCGGGCATCCTGTAGATGATGATTTTTTGTTCTACGCATGCTATAAGGACAAAGAGCATCAAGGCGCCTCTCAAATTCTTCATTTATTAACCATCTAGTGTCGCTAAAGGACGACGGAATTTTAATATAGAATTGTCTATGACAGGAACTAAAAAAAATAGTATTATCGCGAGTCAGTCAAAAAGCATTGTCGTTTACGACAGTTTCTCAGGAATCCCATTACGGGTAACGTTCCTCGGCAATCGCTGGTGGGTGACTTCGCCACGCGA